AAGTTGTGCAGACATTTCTAGGGTTTCGTAACAAACCTGTAAACTTGCTAGCATGAGCCTACAAAAAGACATAATCATCAGGAGCAAGAAAATTCGAGAGTCTGCTCGTGGTGAGGAATGCACCATTCGTATTCCGGGTGTGTGTAATCGCAACCCTGAGACAGTGGTGTTTTGCCATGATGATGGTGGCGGTGTTGGTGGCAAGGCATCCGATGTGTTTGGTGCTTATGGCTGCTCCAGCTGTCATGATGTTGTCGATGGCCGGGTACAGCTAACGGTCCCGACTAAATTGATAAAAGAAAAATATTTCAACGAGGCAATAAAACGGACCCAGCAGATCCTAATAAATAAAGGTTTGCTCAAGGTATGAAAAATGAAAACGATCATAGTCTTACCAATACCACTACCAACGTGGAATCGAATTCTGGCGATGCATCCGTTCGAAAGGAAAGCTTTGCGAGATTTAATTCACGGGTTCGTATCCACATCCACAGCATTCGAAGAAGGCTCACCGACCCGGACGGTATCTCAGCAAAGGCAGCGATTGATGGCCTCGTTAAAGCCAGAATACTTAAAGATGATTCGGCCAAAGAAGTCGAAGAAATTACCTATACCCAAGAGAAGGGCCAACAGGAACAAACGATAATTACTATTGAAACACTGGAGGAGAAATGAGATGTATATAATTTTAATAAACATATTGCTTACAACAACTTTCCCGGGCGCATTGATATCGAGTCTTCCGATGACCCATCGTTTAGGGGTGTGTGATGATTCATGAGAATGATGTTAAGGGTAGATCGATGGCCATGTGGTGTGGGCTGGATGTGTACATTGATGGTTATATCCCCTGTCTTCAGCGTACTGAGGAGGTACGGGTTATTGTCGTTGAGCTTCTGACTGGTGAGATCCACGCACCATATATTTCTGAAGTGGATGTGATAGCTGGTCCTAAATAATGGACGGTTCACAAGAAAACACAAAAAGAGTAGACTCCAGCATGGCTAAGTGCTTGGTAAGTCTATGGAATGCACTAAATGTGGCGATAAAGCGCACGGGCGTATTGAATTATCTCCGCGATCTAAGAAATATTACGCCTACCGCGAATGCAAAACCTGTAATCGAATATGGGGAAAGCGAGAAGTTAAGAAACGAATTATCTGGGCTGCGTTCGACGAGGAAGGAAATAGAATTGGGGAAAGCCATCCAAAGACAAGAATCTCCGATAGCACTGTTGAGCAGATGCGAGACTCTTATGAACACGAAACTAATCCCAAGACTATTACTGAAATTGCTAAGAAGACTGGCGTACCGTTTAACACCGTTAAGAAAATATGCCTATACCAAAGGCGAATATCAACTACGGCTGAAATTAGACAGGTGGTGATTTATGAGTAGACCAACGAAATGGACTAAGGATCTTCAGGACCAAGCGTGGGACTATGTTGAAAATTACAGTGAGTTATATGATCACGCTATGCCAAGCATCGAAGGGCTGGCCTTGGTATTAGGCACATCAAGATCAACAATTTACAACTGGGCCGAAGATAAAGACAAAGAATTTTTGGACATCACAGAGAGGCTGATGGATAGACAGGCGTTTGTATTGCCTGATAAGGGGCTCAAGGGAGAGTTTAATCCAAACATTGCCAAGCTAATGTTAACCAAACATGGCTACACCGATAAGTCTGATGTGAACACAACTAAATCACCCGCCAGTGACATGACCCCAGCCGAAAGGGTGGCTAGGCTCGAAACACTTTTGTCTATCGCTGAAGAGCGGGAGGCTGAAGAAGAAGCAAAAAACAAACCTAAACCTAAACCTAAAACGAGAAAACGAAATGAAAAAAAGAGAACTAAATAAATTAATCAAACGATCATCTGAGATTAAGGCTGAGATCGAGAACCCAAATAACAAGCCAGACTACAGCCAAGTGCTTATAAATAATCACATAGAGGAAACTGGACATGATGCTGGGTGTGGATCAATTAAGTGGATATCGTTCTCAATGTGGCATGTTGGGATCTTCATTGTTGGCGCTACGCTGATCGTGTGGGGTGTGTCATGATTGAATCCGCCTATTATCCGGCACATGGTGTGTACGCTGGGCTAAACACATCACAGGACGCGCTTGAGAGACTGGCCTTTTTGAAGGCTAAAGACATTGAACTGGATAAACCTTTAAATGAGGCGATTCTTAATAAGTTGGATGTTGTAGAGGAGAACTACACAGCTACCATTCACGTTCATAAAAGTGGGAAGAGCGGGAAGCTTATTGTTGACTACATTGACGTTAGGCTTGGTGAGTAGTGACCTGTGATTGCGGGGGTAAGATGTTAGAGCGCAAGGTGGTGCTCAATAAGATTGTAGTCTGGGTGTATGATGCCTGTAGGGCTTGTGGGCGGATTCATTCATGGTTACCCAAACCTAAGATACTGGATGAGAATAAGTAATGATCCCAATATACCTAATGTCAGGAGCATGCCTGTTGATTGCTGTTTTGATCCTATCGATCGGGGTCCGCAAGAAGTGGGTGTTGAGTCAGTTCATTAGAGACGTTAAGAATAAGTATCGAAAGCACGATGGCAAGCAGCTCACCCGGGATGAAGCCAAACTGGTACTCTCCATCGAGAGCCCACGGCTCAGGGCTAACTGGATGCGTAATTACATATGTCCGTGCGGTACTACAGGCAAAAAATATAAACATCACTGTTGGAATAATGAAAGCCAGCTCCCTTGGCTTCCTGAATGAAGAAGAGCTGAAGGAATTTGATGGGCTCCTAGCTGCGGATAAGCCCATCTGGGAGCCATTGAAGGGGCCGCAGACGATGGCTTATGAGTCAGAGGCCACTATCATTGGTTATGGTGGGGCCGCAGGAGGTGGCAAGACTGACTTAGCTTGTGGGATGTCTCTCACCAAGCACCAGCGCGTTGGGATATTCCGAGAGTCGGGTACGGAGCTCACCGCTATTGTTGATCGATTAGTTGAGCTGGTCGGTAGCAGGGATGGCTACAATGGGTCCGAGAAGATATGGCGCATCCCTAGAGAGTCAGATGGTAAGGCATTGCAGATTGAGTTGGGAGCCTATCCGAATCTGGGGGATGAGAAGAAACATCAAGGTCGGCCACATGACCTGCTGGTCTACGATGAGGCTGCAAATCACAAGGAGATCCAAGTCAGGTTTACCATGGGTTGGTTGCGGACCACAGATCCAAATCAGCCAGTCAAAGTATTGATGACATTCAACCCACCTACCACCGTTGAGGGCCGATGGATCATTGATTACTTTGCGCCGTGGATTGGAAAGAAGCACCCAAATCCTGCGGAGCCCGGTGAGATCCGATGGTTCGCCGCTATGGATGGCAAGGATGTCGAAGTAGAATCTGGTGATGAGTTTGAGCACGAAGGTGAGCTGATCAGGCCGATATCCAGAACCTTCATACCTTCCAGAATTTCAGACAATCCACATCTGATGGGGACCAATTACATGAGTACACTACAAGCACTACCTGAGCCACTAAGATCTCAGATGCTACACGGAGACTTTGGTGCCGGTATGCAAGATGACATCTGGCAAGTTATTCCTACGGCGTGGGTGGAAGCAGCTCAGGCAAGGTGGAAGCCTAGAGACAAGAAACCAATTATGGATTCGATGGGTGTCGACGTTGCTCGGGGTGGTGGTGATAAGACTGTTATCTCGAGGAGACATGATAACTGGTACGACGAGCAGCTTAGATATGCTGGCAAGGAAACACCTGATGGTCCCTCGGTAGCCGGGTTGGTAATTGCTGCTACTCGAGATCAGGCACCACAGCATGTTGATGTAATCGGTGTTGGTTCGAGCCCTTATGACTTTCTCATCCAATCCAATCAGCAAGCACTGGGTGTCAATGTCTCAGAGAAATCTATGGCCACAGACCAGTCAGGAAGGCTGACGTTCTTCAATCTTAGAAGTGAGTTGGCGTGGAAGTTCAGAGAGGATCTGGACCCGGCAAACAACAAAGCGATCGAGCTACCAGATGACCCATCGATACTTGCGGACCTGACAGCATTCACGTGGAAGCTATCAGGATCAGTGATCAAGGTATGCAGTCGGGAAGAGATCGTCGATAAGATTGGCAGATCCCCGGATGATGCCAGCGCATTATTCTTGGCAAGGATGGACACGCCCAAGGAGAAGTACGTTAGTGAATTAGTTAGAGCTCACAGCCAAGGTGGAGGATCATCAGGGCACGACCCATATAACGCAATATGAGATTTAAACTAATAAGCGAAGGTTCAGACGTTGGACCATTAGCCAATGCTCTCGAAGCTCACCCGGAATTCTTTGATGAGATAAAAATACGCCAAGAAGCTCCGGGCACCGCCCATAGTGATACCGAATGCATCTATGTCCGTGGGCCTGAAGCATTCACTGTAGAGAGTTACTTTGATGATGTTGGGAGCTATGATTATCCAGCTATGGATTTATTTATGGTGGAGCTCAAGTATCTATTGGGCCCGATCATGCAGATGATGGGGGTTAAGGAATTGGGTAGGATACTGATTGTCAAACTCAAGCCCGGTGGAAAGATAGTCCCACACATAGATGAGGGCAGATACTCTGATTACTTTAGTCGATATCACCTGCCGATCGTCACCAACCCGGATGCCTACTACAGGGTAGAGAATGAATTCATCCACATGAAGGTTGGAGAGTTCTGGCAGTTCAATCACAAGAAGGAGCACACCGCAGGGAATGAGGGTGCTGAAGATAGAATCCATTTGATTGTGGATATGGTGGACCCCAATAGCGGACC